TTATTTTATGTTTTATTTTATCTTTTGTTAAATCTTCTCCTCTAAAAAAATAAATATCATTGATAACAAAATTCTTATTATTTATTTTATTTCGTCTATTATTGTTATATAATAATACTCCATCAATAATAGATCCCTTGTAAATATTTTCGTCTAATCTAATATTTATTGGAATTATCTTAATCGTTTCATAATTAAGTTGTGTTTTATTATACGTTAATGTTCTTCTATCTATGATTAATGAATAATAATAATCTTCTATTTTTTTGAATACCAATAAACAATTTATACCATTATAATTTGGGGATACATAATATTTATTATCATTTAATACAGCTAAATCATATTCAAATTGTAATAATTTATAATTATAATTAGACATTTTTACATTATCGTATACATAATCTATTAATAACTTTTTAATATTTAAATCATAAAATTCATTTGTATTATTGTTTCTTCTATTGTTGGAATACTTCTTATTTGATTTATACATTAATATTAATAATTATGTATTATATTTTAATATAATTTTCATTTTTCAATTTTTTAATTTATTTATAAACTGAAACATCTAAATTTTTTTCATTATCTATTTCTGCAGGATATATACCATTTACTATTTCTCCTCCGTTCATTATTTTTTCATTTTTATATTTCCAATTATCTCTAGTTAATGACATTCCTGGAGTACCATAATTCATGTACCAACCTTCTGGATTTATATTATCAAATTTAGGTAATCTTACACAAGATCTTTCATATAAATTAGGACCTCTAGTAGCTTCATCATATAAGTTTTTAATTTTCATGTTAGGATATGTTCTTGCATCACTTAGATTTCCACTAAGATATAAATCCTGAATTTTATCAACTGAATCTTTATACATTGATGAATTACGATAAGTTAAATCTCTAAAATTAAAAAAATCATCATGAAATTCTTTTTGTGTTTGTGGTTTATTAGGACATATTTCACTACTACCTAATAATTTTTTCTGTACATATAATTTATTATTTTCATTATTCTTTCCTATTGGACATTCTTTCATCTTTTCTATATGTGTCGTTCCAGTATGAAAATCATATATTTTATCATCAAATGTTTCATACATATTTTTTATTTTTTTTTGTTTATTAGGATGACTATTTATAATTTTCGTATTTAATTTTTCTATTTTATTTTTATTAAATAATATATGAATTATGATAATAATCATCAATGCTAAAATACCATAATTTATTACATTTTGATTTAATTCCATGATATATATTATATATATATATTTTCCATCTAATCAAATAATTTATTACTAAATATATATTATATAAATAATGCAATCTAAAATATTAGTAATAAGTACTATTATTCTTTTTTTATGTTATTTAATTTTGACTATAAAATTATCAACGGTCGAATCTATGGTTAATATACCTAAAATAAATCGTCCAATAAAATGGTATCGTGATAATAACTGTAAATATATGATGACAAAAACTATTAATGATATTTTGAATAAACATAATATTAAAAAATCAACTAATAATGATTCTGTATTATATTTACCATGTACTTATAATAATATAAATAAAGAAGTAAATTCAATGAAACCTATTAAAAATGATCAAAGATTTTTTGTCGTAAATAATGCTGATGAATTAACTAGTAAAAATAAAATTTGGAAAAATTTAGTTGATACTTATGGAAGAGATATTGCACTAACAATTATGCCTACTACTTATATATTATCAGATCCTAATGATATTGCACTTTTCCAAAAAGAATATAATAAAAATCAAATTTATATATTAAAAAAAAATATACAAAGACAAAAAGGATTGAAAATAACTAAAGATAAAAATGTTATTTTAAATGCTAATAAAAATGGTTATGTTATTGTGCAAAAATTATTACAAAATCCATATAAAATTGATGGTAGAAAAATTAATATGCGATTTTATGTATTATTTATTTGTCATAATAATGAAATATCAGCTTATGTACACAATGAAGGTTTTATGTATTATACTAAAACAAAATTTGTTAAAAATTCAATAACAGAAGAAAATAATATCACTACTGGTTATATTGATCGAGCAATATATGAAAAAAATCCATTAACATTAGGTGATCTAAAAAAATATTTAGATAATTATAATAGATTATTAAATAAAACTGAAATATCAATAATAAATAGTGGCATAAATATTAGTGATTATGTATTTTCTGAAATACATAAATTATTATATAAAGTTGTATATGCTGTTAAAAATACAATATGTGTTAATTCTCATTTAAAATCTAACATTACTTTTCAATTATTTGGAGCAGATGTATCATTAAGTGATACATTAATTCCACAATTAATGGAAATTAATAAAGGACCTGATTTAGGAACAAAGGATAAACGTGATAGTATAATTAAACATTCAGTTATTGAAGATATATTCAAATTATTAAAAGTATTACCAAATAAAAATAATGGTTTCATTAAAATTTATGAATAAACTATTTTTTAATTATAATACAAGGTGCCTTATATATCTTTAAAAATATAATTATTAGAAATATACCTAAAAAAAATGATAATATTTCATCAAAATATGTAATTTCCATCATATATATTATATATTAATATTTTATTAAATTTTTTGTTTGATCAAGTGGACATTTTACTTTTTCTTTTTTATATTTATAACATACTTTATTATCATCTATATATGTAATATCATCTATATTATCTGGATTAGGATTTTTAATAACTATTTTAGGTTCTAATTTAGTAATATATACAAATAAAAATCCTACAAAAATTGCTACAAAAAAATATATTGATACAAATTTCATATCTATATATTAATAACTAATATTAATTTTTTAATCTAGAATGTCTCATAAAACAATTATTTAATGCTTCTTTAATTGTTATGGTTTTATTATTATTATTATTATTATTATCAATTAATCCTTTATTTAGATAAAATGCCGTATCATCTCTTAATATTGTTTTTTTTTTATATATTTTATATTCTCTATCCATTTATTATTATATTATAAAATTATTCTGTAGCATATGGTGGTTCCATTTCTAAATCATAATTTTCTGTATCTAAATAAACTGGTCCTACTTTTAATGAATCAATTAATGCACTTTGATTGTTATCTAAAATTGATTGATAATCTAATATATTTTTGGTATTTTCATCAGTCATTTGTCCAACAAAATCACCTGTTGATGTATTAAAATTATTAAGATATCCTAATGGGTTTATGATATTTGTATCCTGAGCATTATTATATGTATTATGAGTTCCATTATAATAAGATAATGATTTATTTTTATATACATTATCATAATCATAATTTGCAGTATTTATTTTAGGATATGGATCAGGATCATCATATAGATTTCTAGTATAAACGATACCTTTATCAGGTATATTAACTGGTAACGGATCTGGTGGATAATTAACAGATTGTTGTTGATCTTCTACTGATTTTAAATTATTAAAATATGGCTGTGTATCATATCGTAGGTGACTTGTTTGAGGTCCCATAATATCCTTTAAAACATCATAATCATCATCATTTGCGAATTTTTCTTTACGATTATAATAACGATACATTAAAAAAATAATAATTAAAAAAATAATTAAAATTAAAACCTTATTTTCATAAATATATGATTTATAAAATTCATATAGAAGATTAGATATTTTTTCACTAATAGTTTTATTTTTAGAATTATCTTTCATAATTTTGTATATTGTTTTTTTAAGTTTAGGGGCAATTAGATTTGGTTTTGATCTAGAATAAAATTCCATTTATTATCTATATATATATTTAATAATTTATTAAATTAGTTTATTAGTTAAAAATATAATCTTTAAACTATTTAATTATAATGGATAATAAATCTAAATCTTCATTATGTTCTAATAATAGTAAATTATTATCAAATAATTATATTATAATAAAAAAAATAGGGAGTGGTTCTTTTGGAGAAGTTTATTTAGCACAACATAAAGTTGGTAATTATGTAGCAGCTAAAGTTGAAGATAAAAATAAATTACCAAGAATAATTAATGAATATAAAATATACAAATATCTCCAAAATAATGGATTTAAAATAGGTTTACCTAAAATTTATGATTTTATTGAAACATCAAATTATAATATAATGTTTATGCAATTATTAGGTCCTAGTTTAGAAGATCTTTTTGTAAAATATAAAAGAAAATTTAAATTATCAACAACATTATTAATTGCTGATCAATTATTAGTTCTTTTAGAGAACCTTCATAAAGCAAAATTTATTCACCGTGATATTAAACCAAATAATTTTCTTATTGGAAAAGATGAAAATAATCAAATTTATATGATGGATTTTGGATTATCAAAAAAATATATATATAAAAAAAAACATATTAAATTTCGTGATAAAAAATCTTTAATTGGAACTGCAAGATATGCCAGTATAAATATGCATATTGGTATTGAACCATCAAGAAGGGATGATTTAGAATCCGTTGGTTATATGTTATTATATTTTATAAAAGGTTCATTACCATGGCAAGGTTTAACTAAGAAAAAAGGAATTAGTAATATAGAATTAATTGGAGAAACTAAAATGTGTACCAGTTTAGATACATTATGTAAAGATTTACCAAAATGTTTTAAAGATTATTTATATTATTGTCGTAATTTAAAATTTGATGAAACACCAGATTATAAATATTTAAGAAGTATATTTAATAATACTTGTTTAGAATTAAATATAAAATCTAAATTTGAGTGGCATAATAATCAATTACTATTAAAAGAATATAATTAAAAATCATCCGTTATTATTATTTTTTTATCTTTTGATAAATTCATTACATGTGCATCTTGATATTCATGTGGTCTAATTTCAAAAAAATTTGTTTTATCATCAAGACCAATTGTATTCATAAAATCAAATGGATTTTTTTTATTAAAAATTTTTTTATAACTTAACATTACTAATAATCTATCAGCAACATATTCAATATAATTCCCCATTGATTCATTATTCATACCAATTAAACGAATTTGTAATGCACCATTCATAAAATTTTTTGCTATTACTACTGCTTCCATAAATATTTTATTTACCTCATTCTGTTTTAATTTGTTAGTTATATATTTATATAATTCACAAGCAAACTGTGTATGTAAACCTTCATCTCTAGCAATAAATTTATTGGAAGTAATAAATCCATTCATAAATGGTTTACTTTTAGTATTATTTCTATTATTTTTATATTTTTTTAACCAGAAAATAGCAGCAAATGCACCACTAAAAAATACACCCTCAACAATTGCAAAAGCAATTAAACGATGAGCAAAACTTTTAGAACTATCTATCCATTTAAAAGCCCAATCAGCCATCATTTTTACAGATGGTACCGTTTCAATTGCATTAAATAATTTTTCTTTTTG